CTGCAGAGGAGTATTACTTTTGTTGTACCGGGTGCTGTTGTATCCGAAGTCGCAAAATTTCTTGTAGTTGCAAAAGTCAACGCCTTAAAAGAAAGACCCTGGGGATATTCAAATCGAGCAGAAGTGTTTGCAGGACAATACAAAGCAAGATCTGGCTCAGTCGTACCCAATGTAGGTGTGTCTCGGCTACTCAAGAAAAACTTTGTGACACCCTGGTTGGCTTGGTCTGAATTGACAATGGTGATGCAGTAGATGCTTCCACCAGAACCTACAACGTCCGTAAGGACTGTTGCACCAGATGCAGTTTCTTGCACTATTCTGTAAGCAGATGTGGTTGATTGAAATCCATGAACGGTAAGCGCCATGCCATCTCCTGATAGTAGTTGATGTATTGTACCAGAGTTTATACCACCATTACTTTCCGTGCATCCTCTAAATGTAGTTTTGTTTTTTGACAACCAACATTCAGTTAACTAACGTAGCAACACCAAAGGGAGTCAACACATGGACACAGAGAAAGATTTTGTCATCGATACCAGCCCAGCTCTTCAGGCTTTAGTGAATGCAATTGCTGACACGTATCGTGAAGCTGGTAGAGTTCTTGGCGTATCACACACACACATTTGGCACGCACTAAACGGCAAGCGTAAGCCGATCACGGTCAATCTTTTGGTCAAGTATGCTCAACGAGCAAGAGAGCGCACTGGCGTTGCCATGAGTTTTTGGATCACAGAAGAAGGCAGACTCAAGTACAAGTTGAACAACAGTGATTGACACTGATTGATAAACTTACCCACCCCCTCTTCCCCCCAAAAAATTCACAGAGATGGAGCTAAACGTGTGGTTGCGTGCAGCGGAGTCAATAGCAGTATCAGAAATAGCAAGCAGGTTAGGATTACAGATTAGGCAAAACAATTCACTTGCCCCATGTCCAGTTTGTAATGCAGTCAAAAGAGGATCATCAGACAAGAGAGGCCCTATAGGTTTGAGAAGTGACAACACAGGATGGAAATGCCATCGATGCAATACTGTGGGTTCAGGAATCGATCTTGTGTCTTGTGCCTTGAATGGCAAGAAATTCAAAGATGCTAGTTCATTTGAAAAGAAAAAAGTACAAGCATGGTTTGATATAAAACAAGAAGAGGATCCATCTATTATGAAAACGCCTCAACCGATCAGAGGCAAGAGACCACCAAAGCAGGAAGTACAAAGCTTGTGGGCTGCTTCTAAAAAATTGAATCAGTTGGAAACTGGCGATCAAGCTCTTGTTTTTTTAAGAAGTAGAAATCTGGATCTGCAGTCAGTATCTAAATCTGGTGTTGTCAGAGTAACGCCCGATAGAATGGACTACCGATGGCCGGAATGGTGGCCAGCAGGTCGTAGTGCTCTATGGAGATTAATCGTGCCAGCATTCAACACAGATGGTGAGTTCGTCAGTCTCCACACAAGGGCAGTGGACGTTCCAAAATCAGGACCGAAAACCTTGTGGCCAAAAGGTTTCGAAGCCAAAAGTTTGTTCATGCCCAACAGATATGCAGTCAAGATGATTCGAAAGGTAGACACACCTATCGATGGGCTTTTGTTTGTCGAAGGAATCACCGACTTTATTAAATGTGCAGCCGAAGTTGAAAGCCAAGATTTAAAGCTAGCGATTCTTGGGGGCACTTCTGGATCATTTGGAGCCGTTTCAGAACTAAACATTCCCAAGGATCTGAAGATTTACATCGGAACTGACCCTGATGAAAAAGGTGAAGAATATGCACAAACAATCCGTTTGCAGTTGAATGGAAGAGTGACATATAGGATTCCTCTTGATCGTTTTGGAGGATCATCTGATGCTTGACATTGATTCCGTTATTGACGGCAAAGAGGGTTCACCAAGGCTAACCGACCTACTTGAAGCTGCAGAACAGTCCTATGAGAATGGTGAACAACGAGGTATCGACTCAAGCGTAGTCAGTCATCTGGAGACACACACTGGTCGCGATGGCGTTGAGAAAATCAAACCCACAGTCCCAAACTTGTTGTCGATTATGGAAAACGACAAGCGTTGGAAGAAAAAGATTTGGCTGAATGAGTTTAGCAACGCCATCTACATGAATGATGACCCACTTAAAGACACTGACTACACACGTATAAAGCGTTGGATGCACAGACATTACAACACCCACTTCACTACAGACTCTATCGTAGAAGCAACCAACTACATTGCTGAGTTGAACGGTAGGAATCCCCTTACTGAATGGCTCAATAAAAATGTTTGGGATGGCGTACCGAGAGCAGACGAATGGCTGATTCGGGGATGTGGTGCAGAAGATAACGAGTTGAATCGCGAGATTGGGCGTAGATGGCTCATACAGTGCGTTGCAAGAGCGATGAACCCTGGTTGTAAGGCAGACTGTGTACTCATCCTTGTAGGGCCACAGGGTGCCAGAAAAAGCACAACGTTTCGCGTGCTTGCTACCCAGGAGTATTTTTGTGACACGCCAATGGATATTGGTTCAAGCAACGCCTACATGCAGATACACCGTGCCTGGATCTATGAGGTAGCAGAGCTTGATTCAATCCGAAGAGCTCGCAACTCCAGTACCAAGGCGTTTTTGTCTGCACAAGAGGACACGTTTCGATTGCCCTACGCACGACAAACTGTGACGCTGCAACGACATACTGTGTTTTGCGGAACCACAAACAAGGCTGAGTTCATCACCGATGAAACAGGATCACGCCGATACTGGCCAATCCAAGTTGGTAAAATGGATTTGAACTGGACCGAAAAGAACCGTGAGCAACTGTGGGCAGAAGCTGCAGTGGCGTACAAGAACGGTGAGAAGTGGTACTTGGAGCAAGAATCACAAGAAGTGCTGGACACTCAATCGTCTGACTTCCGGCAGTTTGATCCATGGCACGAAGTAATCGAACGATACATTAGTGCTAATGGTCTCAACTGCTCTACCACTGACATCATGGAACAGGGTTTGAAGCTAGAAAAATATCAAATGACTCGATCATCAGAGATGCGTGTGGGAGATATTATGCGGCAGCTCGGGTACGAAAGGGTCAGAAGAAGAATTTATGGAGATCGTAAATACGTTTGGGTCGAGAGCAAAAAAGACAACGTCATTAATATCGACAAACCAAAAGCTGTAGTAGAAAATGTAGATGTGGAGTTCTAATGGAGAACGTGGTTCCAAATGATGTCCAAGAGAGGATCGATGCCTTCCTTACTGAAGAGGACAAACACAGAATATTATCGAATAATCGTATGAATAAGGTTCGAGTATTCCCAGGTAACGAGATGTTTCATCTGTACTCCGAAGCCAACCGTGCAAAAGAGTTTCTGGAAAATGGACATTACATCAATGTGCTTGGATTTGGTATCGACCACCTTATGGGTAGAAAGATTTTCACTGACTGGTCTGACATGATCAATCTGCCAAACGTAGAAGAACGAACCAAGAACCTTTTGGTAGACTGCATCGATGATGGCAGAATCGTGGATTCGTTACGCATAGATAAAATTTACGCATGGATCAAAATCACACCACATTTAGCAATGACGATTACGGAATCTATCCGTGATCAACTGCGTAAAAGTGTGGATATCTTGTGGGCAAGTTGTGTCATCGACAACAAAGCATTCAGTATTCACAACCATGAAACTGCACAGAAAATGATGAAAGACATTATCGATCAATGGTCACAAACAGTTACGATTCCACACAGAGGTATCGGAGTACGAAACCTTTTGGATTGAAAATGCCTGCACTTAAACAAATACAAGAGCAATGGAAAAAACCACAAGCCTGGAAAGTTGTTCAAGTAGATGATGAAATCGAAGTATGCGACTGCGAGGGCGATTTTGTCATGAGTACAGTTACTCAAGACAACGTCATTGAAGCAGTCAACGAGCATCGAGAAAAGGTAAAAACAGAAGCAGTGATGAAGCTGCTTCTGGATTTATCTGATGATCACGAAGCCTAAGATTTTTTCTTAGCTGGTGCCTTCTTTTTAGCTGGTGCTTTTTTCTTAGCTGGTGCTTTTTTGGCAGAAGATTTCTTTTTTGCAACGCTTAATTTAACCGTATCGTCCGCAGTCCCAAGCTTGCCGTCTGCTCCAGAACTGACTTCTGCTTGAATCATTCCGACTTTTACCTTTACGCTGTCAGGCTGATCTACCTTTGATTCAAGCTCATTAATGTACGCATAGAGGGTTCTAACGACATTATCTAAGTTGTATCCATGATGGCAGTCTTTTGTTCGCATAACAACACGCATAGCATTTACTTTTTCTTTCAAACTCATTTCAACTCCAAATTTATAAACGTAGCCTTGCCGAAAGACCAGGCCATTCTCTCACAGAAACGGCTCCACCTGTTGCCTTTTCTATACCTATCGCAAGAGGTAAAGAAGGTGTTTTGCGACCATATTCGAGGTCTCGCAAATATCCAATGCTGATCTTCATCTCAAAACGCACCAGCTCTCCGTTCAACCATTGAACAAAAGATACTCTTGTACTTCGTCCCGGTAGGCTTTTTCTATACTCAGCGATGATCATTAGACACACCTTTGGTTGATACAATATCGAAGCGGACACTATTTGTCCATCTTTGGGTGTGGCTCCTTGACACACTTTGCAATAAAGAGTACTCTCAAATCAAGAGAGGAACAATGAACCAACAAGAGCGAGAAGCTTGGCTTAACGAGCGCAAAAAAGGACTCGGAGGCACCGACGTAGCATGCATTTTGCTTTCTGCATGTGATGATGAGGCCGAAAAAGTAGGTTCATTTGAAAACAGTGTTTTTAAACTTTGGACGGAAAAAACAGATCTTTTTGAATCGGACGATGTTGACGATGCAGTTTTGATGCGTGGTCGAGTAATGGAAAAATATGTATGTGAATTTTATGGGCTCCACCTGGGGGAAGGGTGCAAGCTTTGGGAAGAGGGATTGACATGGCATCCATCTCGGCCACGCATCTTTGGCACACCTGATCGCCTTGTTGAACAAAACGGTGTCCGGTTTGGTATGGATGCAAAGACCCGTAGATTTCGAAGAGGCTGGGGTGATTCAGGAACAACCGACATTCCCCTAGATGTAGAGATTCAAATGAGAACTTACATGGAGATTTTTGATGCTCCATACTGGGACATTGCGACCCTATTCGGCCTGGATGATTTCCGTGTTTACAGAATCGAAAGAGACAAAGAGTTGGGCGCTCAGATATTGGATGTAGCAGAACAATGGTGGGATAAGCACGTCGAAAAGCAAATACCACCCGATGTTGATGGGACTGCTCTTTGTAAGAATGTGCTGGGCAAACTACACAAAAGAATTCAAGATAAGCCACTACGACCAGCAACAGTTGCTGAAAAAGACTTGTACGAAAAAATCGTTGAGGTCAGAAAACAGTTCAAAGAAATAGAACGAAAAAAGCAGGAACTTGAAAATAGACTTAGAGCTGCAATCGGTGACGAACCTGGAATCGAAGGTATTGCAACTTGGAAACCATCAAGAAACAGACGAGTGTTTGATAAAAACAAGTTTCGTCAAGATGAGCCAGAAATGTATGAGAAATACGTTACTGAACAAGCCGGGTCTAGACTACTAAGAATCAAAGAGGAACGACATGACAACAGCACTTAGCACCAGAGACAAAGTTACCCAACTGAGCGATTATCTTGAGCGTAAGAAAAGCAGCCTTATTAAGATTGCGCCAAAGGGAACTGACGTAGATCGGATTATCCGTGTTGCGCTGTTCGAGACCGTAAAGAACGAAAGACTCGTACAGTGCAGCCCAGCGTCAGTTTATATGGCACTTGCTAAGGCATGCGAGTTGGACCTGGTTGCTGGTGG